TGACTTGGTTCCTAGCTTGCCGCGAGCCATTGCACGGAAGCGCTCTTCCTGCTCTCGGATCTCTTCATCCAATGCCGCCGCTTGACGACGCTCAACAGCAATTTGCTGTGCTGTGGGCTTAGGTGCTTTCGGTGCTTTCATGTTTCAGATACCTATACAGTTGATAAGGGGTCCAGATAAACGGCTTGGTTATCCCTAACACTTGTTTCGTATGCCCAACGCAAGTGTTCAACATGAACAGCCCACGTCGGGGTTCTCTAATTACAGCCTTCACGATGATATCATTTTCAACCACATGGGTCACATCATCTGTGGTGTACATTTCAACGCCCTTTGTCGTCTTGGAATGCACGATCCATTTCCCGTTCTCAGGCTTGATCACATAGCAGTGCCGGATGGTCGGATGGAGTATCGGACTCCACCAATGCTTGCTGTCATCACAGAACACGACATAGCAATCAGAAGACATTGAACTTCATCTCCGCCCGTCTCACCTGCCTCTGTTGCGTATGGAGGTTAGTTAGTGCCTGTCTGCCTTCACCTTCGCCCTGCAATGCGTACTCCAATGCCTCGACCGGGTGCGAGTATTCATTCTTGTCAGGCTCATCGGTGTACTTCTCGCCCGATACTTGGATACGCCGGTAACAGAAGCCGCCCTGTAACCCTTTGCGGATCATCTTCGCTTTGGGGCTGATTAAAAATCGAGGCTTGCCATCCATGCACAACTCTTTCATGGGTAGCTCCAGAGCCGCACGTCGCAATGCCGGGTCATTCGTTAGCGTAGGAGTGCAAGGTATGCCAGCCGCCCGCATGATCTTGAATGGTGTATCAGCATTCGCTTGGTTCTTGTTGTCGCCTGAGGGATCGCCCCAGCCACGGAACCTCGCCTTTGGATAGTTCGCCTCGATATACCGCTTGAGACTGGGAGCAAAGTCCACAGCCCCGGAATCAGTCATACAAAACTCATCGAAACAAATCCAGCGGCCAAGCGCATCTCTCTGAAGAAACGCACAAGCTGGTGTCCGACCGAAATCAAAACCCAATACGATAGGCTGATCAGTATTAGGCACGTAAAGATCAGGCAAGCAATGGATAGAGTCAGTGTATAGCGGATGCACTGGCTTACCGCTTGAGACAAATCCATACTCATTGCCCAGATTGACCTTGATCCAATCGTCCGACTTACCCTGCAAGCCACGTCGATAATAGTCTTCAGGTAGGTTGGTAAGGTTCTCGGCCTTCTCATTGAGATACCAGCCATCACCTTCCCGATATACACCACCGGGTTGACGATGGAACTTCCAATCCTCCGGCCTTTCCTCTTCAGCCAGTCGGTAATACCAGTGATCCTCGTCTGGGGCATTGGAGTCACCTATCATTCCGTAATGGGTAGGGCGCACACCTTCCTTCATCGACGGGTAACGACCACAACGCAGGTCCAGCATGTCCACAACGCTCTTGGAATGCTCCTTGGCCTCGTTGAGCCACACCCATGTAGTCTGGATACCTCGTGCCTTCTTGACGTGATCAGGACGATCAAAGGCTATGAAGATGACTTCACTGCGGACAGTCGTGCCATCCTCCAGCTTGAACTGAATCTTGTGCGTGGGCGGTTCCTTGTTGCCCTGCTTGAACTCACCCAGATCGCCATGGACTTCGAGCCAATCCTTGATCGTGGTCGAGAATAGTTCGCTATATGTATTACGAGCGGCAATGATCCTTGAGAGTCTCACGCCGTAGTTGGGATGGGTCTCACGAGTGACTGGCGCCTGTTCGCACATCAACTCTAAGAACTTCAGGATTACTTGGACGGTCTTGCCAGAGCCTAGCGGCCCCATGATGAAAGAGTTTCTAGCCCGACAGTCTGCGAACTCCTCTAACACTTTGCCTTGCGGCTTCATTACATATTCAATCGTCGCCATCGAAGCGCTTACGTTGAACAGCAATGACTAGATCGCCACCTTCTGGGCCGGTTAGCTCTTGTGATTTCAGGTCTGGGATGTACTTAGCCATGAGCTTTAGACGCAGATCAGCCGCCGCTTTGAGCCTTTGCACCCACAAAGAATCATATTCCATCTCAGGATCAGACAAATTACTAATGATTTCAGAGATATACTGCTCATGACCCTGTTGAGACAATTGCTCTCTGAGAGCCTCTTGCCTTACCTGTCTATTGAGCTGTGCCTTTGTCTTTGCCACCGAATATCCTATCCCAGTTGTCAGCGTATGCCTTCCGGCTTGCTTGTGTGGATTTACGCGCTCTTGATCCTTTCCCGCCATTCAGTTCAGGGAAGTGTCTATCCCGCGTTTCCTTGTCTAGTTTACCACGATGATCTTTCATCAGAGATCCCACCTCACTATCTCTAATATGGTGCCTCTAGCGTTCTCCAGCCTTACGATCTTTAGGTTAGATAGTATTGCCACATCTGATCTCCACGCTTTCGCCATAGAGTCTGCCGCCCGAACTGCAATGACGTACTCATCTATGTCCATTGATAGCTCTCCCGATAAGCTCTGGTATTGGTGGAACAACTGCATTGCCTAAGCATTTAAGTCTGTGTGACCTAGAGGGAATCCCATTAGCCACTCGACCCACGTCGGGTTCAGACCGCCAAAAGGCTTGCCCTTTTGTGTCGGTAAGTTTCTGACAGATTGGGCGAGACTCAGTTGTACGGTATGACCACTGTCCCTGACCGGCTTCCAGTTGCCCGTTGTGCCGCCTTGGCTCGCATTGGGTGTAGGCCAAAACACTGCTTCCCGCAATGCCGCCTTTGGATGTCCCGTTTGATTTATGCGCTTGCTCGATGCACTGCCCATGTCCGATGCTACTGGGGTAGGCAATAATCCAGACCCTATCTCTGTGATGGTGCGCGCCAAGTTCGGAAGCTGGTATACAGTGCCACTCCGCATCATACCCGATCTGGGAAATGTCCCAGAGAACTCGCTTAAACCAATCTCCCCCGTGTCCGTTAAGCAAGTTTGTGACGTTTTCAAAGATGGCGTATCGGGGTCGAATTTCCCCAAGCAGACGGGCGCACTCTGACCATAGGCCGCTTCGGGTTCCGTCTTGTATTCCCGCTTGGTTTCCTGAGACTGAGATATCTTGGCAGGGGAAGCCGCCTGTAATGACATCGACTCCAACTCCGTCTGAAGCCAGTCGCTCTGCTGTGATTGTTCGTACATCGTCATAAATCGGTACTCCGGGCCAGTTCTTTTTCAAGACCTTCTGAGCGTATGGATCTATTTCACAGAATGCTACTGTTTCAAATCCCGCTCGTTCTAGTCCTAATGTGAATCCACCTATTCCAGCGAATAGATCAAGAACTCGCACAGTCGATGCCTTTGTAATTGGGATGACCGTTCTCGCCTTTGGAGGCTATCCAGATTTCCACGTTGCCGCAGTACCACTCCTGATTGCTGATCTCTTCTTGCATATCAGCGTTACCCAGTATGCCCATACCAATCACAAATAAGATAATGCCCGCGATTATGCGCCCCGGATACCTGCTGAATAATTCCTGTTCGTACATGTCCTTCTCCCTTTTTTAAGGGGCAAGAAGCCCCGTGACCTTTTCGGCCTGTTATGTCCCCAACTTAGTGACTGGGGTAATGTTTCGCCATCTCTAACGCTCGTGCATTCTCTAGCTTGTTGATTGCACACAGATCGAGATACTCGGACTCTGTGAGTCCTTTCAAACGCCCGATAAGTTCACATACCGTATCGAGGTTCTCAATGTGCTTATAGCCGTTACGAGTGCAGAACATGGCTCGCTTCACTGTAGTACACATCTCTTTATTATACACAATTTGTGGGTTTGCAACAATTTATGTTCTACCCCCAGATTTACCCCTCTAAAAAAAACTAACAAAAAATGTTGCTTTTTGATTTTATGTGTGCAATTATGTGTTCATCGGCTGACGGACAGCCACTAACCAAGGGAAGAAAAACATGAAAGACGCAATCAACAACGATTTTTGGGCAACTTTGACAAAAGCAGAAATTGCATTCGAGGATGCGCAAGAGCAGTTGCACGAGATGGAGAGCGAAGCTCGCGGCGAAGCATACGCATTTGGTGACGCGGCTGTCGGTGCCTTTGTATCAATCTCGCGTCAAGGCAACGAAGTTCAGTATCGACGCAATATTTTTCAGGCGCTCGAATCACAACTGGCCGCATAAGCGGCCTTTACCAAGGGAGAAAGGGAATGGACTTAGAAATTAAAATCGTAGAACCGATTAGCCCAGAGGGGCCAACTGGCAAATACTATGTCAGTGCTGGTGAAAGGTGGGGGAAGCAACCTGTCATCATAGAGGGCGCAACCTTCGATCAGGCTGTACAAGCCGCCACGGAATTTCTTAAAAACATCAAGGTCGCATAAGCGGCCTTTTCTTTTTGGGGGAAGCATGAGACCTATCGACTACCCATACCACATGACCCATCAAGAGATTGCGGATCAGTTAGGCATCAGCCGGGTAAGGGTTCGCCAGTTAGAGGCCAGCGGCATCAAGAAGCTCCGCAAGCGTATGGCCCTACACCAGTACTATCTGGACCACGTTAGTTCCAGCTCTGAATCTCGTAATCAGGATCACACTCCTTACGTCTGACCTCATCGCGGTAGTGATCGCCAATATCCTTTCTCAATAGTTTATTGGTCTTGTATATCTCATTCCGATCCTGCCGCAATTTATCCATATGCGCTTCGCCTAGCTCCTCGTTCAGCCAGTCGTGGAATGCTATGGGGTTGGACGTGAAGTAGCGATGACAGGCATGGCACAGGGCGGTAGCGTTCGACATGGCCCAGCGGACTCGCTTGTTGGCTCTCCCGTAGATATGGGCGCACTCTAGCCGATCAGTCTTGTGACAGTGTAGGCACTTCCCGTCGCGTAACCTTACCGCTTTACTAAACCAGATATCACACGACTCGCGCTTGACTGTCATCGTCTTCCCTCGTGTATTGACGCTCTCGAAGTATTGCCTTCTCGCTGTTGCCGCAATCGCACGACCAGCCTTCTAGCTTATGGGGATATTCTTTCTTGAACTGCGGCACCATAGTCTTGAAGCATTCAGTGCAATTCATCTGGGGTAAATATGATTTCAATGTCATTTGATCCCTCATCAAATAAAGCGGAAACCCACATCTCCGCGAAGTCATCCAAACTCAGATCGACTGTGATCCCATTCGCCGCCCAGCCTAGCACGTACACGTCACACTCTTTCGGGTTCTTGCCGGTTGTTGCGCCGCCGATATCCTGTGTCTTGATGAGTGCTTGACCGCCGCCCGGTAGCGGACAGCTAATAATTGGGATCATGCCTTTACCTCATCAATGCCGATCTTGAACCGGCTATGTTCGCCGTACTTCTTATCGAGTATAACGCAGGACATGGACCTCGCTGAACCGTAGCCCGAAGCAGAGTGGAAGCTGTCAGGTGGACAGAGCACTCCAAACGATTCCAGATGCAACCCGCCTAGCTCTGTCACAGTGCGATGGTGGATATGACCGTGATACAAATACCGATAGCGAGTGCGGCCCCATTCCTCTGCGTAGTCTCGCGTAACAGCTTCATAGAGCGCCTGGGTCTTCACCCGGTCCCCATGATGCAGGACTACGAGAGTCTCGCCCCATTCGAAATGAATCCACTTGGAGAAGTTGTCAAAGACTTTCACCCGTGGCTCGTTCGCAAAGTACAGGCGCATCATTTCATTCAGCCAGAGACTGGCATCCGGATCGTGATTACCTCGCACGTTGATCAGCCACACTTCCTTGTGCGTCTCCAGCATACGAGTGATCAAGACTCTGAAGAGATTGCCGACAATGCGGATGACGCGGCCAAGCCTTCCATCGACATCGACCGGGGTTCCTTTCGCGGTCTTGTTGTCGCTTGAGTTGGCATGGAGGAAGTCACCCAAGTTAATCAGTGCGCCTACTTCCGATTCACCTGCAACTGATACCAGCTTATCGACGGCCTTAATCAGCACGTCTTGAGCTATGTTCGTATCCCAATCATCGCCACCCGTCTCAGGGGACCAGCAGAGCGCGTTCAGGTGATGATCTCCAATGAGGTAAGCCGATAGCCTATCTGCTTCCTTCGCCGCTTCTGGGGCTTGTACGGGCTTGTAAAGGCCATCTATCTCTTCGAGGAATCCAGCCTTGAATGCTTCC